GAAACAGAACTCAAAGATACTTGTTCTGCGGAAATCTTTAACCAATCTGTTCCATTGTAATATTCCATCACACCTAAAGTGGTATTATATCTTTGAGCACCAGAATAAGAAGTAGCAGGGCGTTGTGCGGTCGTTCCTTCTGGTAATACAAATTGTCCTGTAGAAGTGTTGTCTTGGTCTGAAACACCAGCAGGAGTTACAGAGATGTTATCCAAATTGGTTAATAGAACATCACCATTACCGTCAAGTAGTTGTGCGAGTTTTTTTGCGTTACTGTCAGCCATTCTCTATTTCCTAAATTGGTAGATATCTAAATCGCAACGTAGCACCACTTAAAGGTGCAGTTGTGAATGTTAAAGTTGTGCCTGAAATTGTATAGTCTGTAGTCGGTTCCAAGCATACACCGTTTTCAAAAACCAAAACTGACTCTACCGTGTGTCCAGTTGTGATTGTAAATCCTGTTGTTGAACCATCTCCAGTTGCACTTGTCGAAGAATAACTAAGAGATAGTTTTGCATTTGTTACTGAGTTATCTAATACAGTATCTATAACATTGTTAGATTCTGCAAGTTGAATAACTTGAATATTGTTTGTTCCACTTGAAGGTGCAGCAGTGAAAATTAATGATTGTCCACTTGTTGTATAAGCATAACTTGCACCGTATCTTTGATATACATTGTCTACGAATACAATCAGATTAGCAGCACTACCAACACTTGGTGTGCGTGTCATCGTGAAAGTTGTTGTCGAACCATCTCCGTTGAATGTATCAACGTGAGGAGAAGACAATGCTTGAGTAGCAACGAGCAACTGTCTACCCATGTAGACAATAGAACCTCTGTCAGAAGCATCTGGTGCTTCTGAGAATGTTAAATATCCTACTCCATTTGATGTGGTTACAGTATAAGAGTATTCGGGTTCTTGAACAATACCACCCAAAACAATCAACAATTGAGTTGCTTGGGAAACAGGATAGTCTAACTGATAGGTTGTAGTTGAACCGTCACCAGTAATCACCTGTCTGTCAAATATACCGTAGGACGGTTCTGCTCCAATATATGCCATTAGTTTCTACCTTTAAATTTCTTAATCATATTTATTCAGACTCTACTGCGTCCCAAGTTTGGGTTTCTTCATTCCATTGGAATGGGCCCCCTTCTGTTGGGACTTCTACTGGGCATTCCCATAGATAAGTCTCTGTATTCAAAGTCCAACTTGGATATGGTTGGGGATGATAAAATGCGTCATCAATTGCATTATACAACATTCCAACACTAGCATAATTCTTTCTTAAGGCTTTTGTTTGGTCTGCACTTGGTTCACCAGTTTCGGGGTCATAATGAACTCCACCACTTGTGTTATATGAAGTTTGAATCCATCTGCCAGGAGTTGAATCAACATAACCTTCCATATATTCTGGTTCTGCGACTTTGCCCTCAACAACTTTACCATCTAATACTTTTACAAAATGTGCCATTATCTATTCTCCTTAAAGTGCCGTTGTGTCATATCTAACAATAACTATACCAGAACCACCGTTTCCAGCAAGTCCAGCACTAACGCTTGAAGCTCCTCCAGCAGAACCACCACCACCGCCAGTGTTTGCAGTTCCATTTTGAGCATTGTTTCCACTTGATGAACCATTACCACCACCACCAGCGCCACCCTGGCCAGAAGTTCCACCGTCATAGGTCTGTCCACCACCACCGCCAGCATATGAAGCAGATGTTCCAAAACCAGCACCATCTGGGAAGGTTACTGACCCACCACCAGACTTAGCATTTGTAACGGTATCTCCTGTGGTATATCCATCGCCACCGTCACCACCCTTTGTGGTAGTTGCTTGTCGTGCAGTTCCATCCTGCCATCCGCCACCATCTTCTTTTGCACCGCCACCGCCTGGGCATCCGTAGTTGGGGGCCTGTGCATTAGCATTGGCATCACCGCCATCGTTTCCTTGTCCAGAAGTTCCAGAACCTCCAGTTCCAGTGTTATTTCCTGCTGCGCCACCAGAACCACCGTTCTTTCCATTTGCACCGCTGGCAGAATTGACATTAACTCCACCACCACCAACTGCTTGTGGAGTTAGTGAACCTAGATATGAATTACCACCAGATGCAGAACCGGCACCATTAGCACCTCTTGCACCACCTTGTCCAACATTAGCAGAGTGTGTTCCAGCAGATAGTGATTGACCAGAGAAATAAAGGAAACCTCCAGCGCCGCCACCGCCGCCACCGTTTGAGTTACTGGCACTGGCAGCGCTATCAGCACCACCCCCACCAGCAACAGTAAGAATGTCATATGTTGTTGAAAACCCAGAAGGAATAACAAAGTTGGCAGTTGATGTAAATGTGTGAACTCTGTAATCACCAACAGTTGTAATTGTTCCACCAGAAGGAATATCAACTACAGTAGTGTTAATTCCAGCCGAGACACCATTATCACTATTAGTGACTGAAACGTCTACAGAATTTCCGGCAGTAACATTAGAATAAATCGCACTTGTTATTGTAACAGTTGCAGAAGTATCACTGGATGCAGTAACAGTAATTGTCTCATCTACACCATCAGAACTTTGTATAAATCTAACATCTAAACTGTCACTTAAAAATTTTGAACCAGTTAATGTTAATGTAGATGGAAGTCCAGCAAGAATATTTCCACTAATAGAATCCAGAGATGGAATTTCAGCAGAAACTTTTAACCAATCTGTTCCATCGTAATATTCCATTACACCCAAGTCAGTATTAAATCTCTGAGCACCCTCAAAAGATGTTACTGGTCTCTGTGCAGTTGTTCCAGAAGGAAGTGTGAACTGTCCTGTGGAAGTATTGTCTTGGTCTGAAACTGCCGTAGGAGTTACAGACACATTATCTAGATTAGATAATAGAACATCACCGTTTGCGTCTAAGAGTTCTGCAAGATTTTTATTTTTACTAGCCATTAGTTCTGATACCTTACCATGATTGGAAGTCCACTAGATGGTGCGAAAGTCATCGTCACAACACCAGTAGACGAATTAACTGAATAGTCCGTAGTCGGCACCATCATAACACCGTTATAAAATACAAACGCACTATTGGTATTAACACCAGCAGTTGTCAGAGTAAATGCAGTCGTAGAACCATCACCAGTGAAATTATCAATATTCCAATCTGGGCCTCTACGAACAATACCACGAACACCTAAATGTTTCACTTCAATCTCTGCACTAGCGTCTGGTGCAGAAGTGAAGGAAAGAGTTGTTGAGGCAAGAGTATAGTTAGTCGTTGCCTTCTGAACAATACCATCAACAATCACCAACAAAGTATTGACATTTGCTGGAGTTTCTGATACTGTAAAATCTGTTGTTGAACCATCACCAGTAAAAGTATCTGTAGTGAAGGTTTTCATCTGTTCTGTCAACTGAGTCGCACCAATCGAATTGTTTGGAGGAGTCATGTTGTAAGGGCCGATACCCTTATGAATTACATAGATAGAAGCGGTAGATGAAACCGATTCTGAAAAGTTTAGAATTCTTGGACGGTTAGAACTGTCTTCATGAACTGAATATGCAACATCGGGCTCTTGACGAACATTGTCGTAAAGAACTTCAATATTACCTGCTTCACTGCCTGGAACGTCAATACTCAACTCAATCGCATTTGAATACGTTCCGTGAGCACCAGTAACAGAACCAAATGCACTACCAGTAAAATCCTCTTTAGGGAATGTGGTAGATATTTGGTTTATAAATGGAACACCGATATATGCGTCAGACATTATTTTACCCCTTATGCAACATCTTCTAGAATTGATGCAACAACATCAACTGTAGCTGCGCTTGCATAGACACGAACTTCATCGTCACCGTTCAACACGACTTTCTGACCAGACACCACTTTCAAAGCACCGCCCGCAGGCACAGGTGCATTCTTAACGATGTGATAACTTGCCGTTGCAGAACTGTCATAAATCTGAACCGATACTTGAACCGCCGAGGTTCCTGTATTTGCAACATCAAGTTCAATCAGAATTGAGTTGACGGCAGAACCATTGTTCGCAGTGTAGACTGTAGTAGGAGACCCACTAGAAGTGCTCACACTTGTTGCGAATGAATTTTTAAAATTGTTTGCCATTCTGATTTCTTCCTTTGTTTATACCTTTATTTATAAGTCTTACCCAAGAGCAATACCCATTGCAACACTAAAACCTTCTGTTGCAACAGCACCACTATTAGTTGGGAATGTTAGTGTAATGCCATTATTATCAATCAGTCCGTTAGAAAGATAGATGTTTTGCCATTCCTTTCCAGATGCACCCAAGTCAAACGTTGCGGTTACATTTGGAACAATGTCAGATGTTAAATCTGCATTGAAATTGATTTCATCGGTGTCTGCATCACCAACAGTGATGTTTCCCCCCAATGTAATATTACCAGTAACATCCAAGTTACCAGTAATGTCAACGCCAGTGCTTGTCGTTGCGAGTTTTGTAGACGAACCATATTGTAGTTCTACCCCACTGGTTGAATCTACATTAAGAACACCAGTTCCATCATGAGCAATGATAGAATTACTACCGTCATGATACAGTTGTAAATCATCAGAATCACCGAACTTTACTCTGTAAGTAGATGGGCCAGTTGAATCATCAAAGTCAATTACGTTAGGCAAAAGAACTGTTGAAAGTCCACTTTGCAATTCTGCAACTGCTTCAATAATATCTGTTACTGCATTACCATTGACAGTGGCAGGAAGATTCGCAATGTCACCCACATCTGTTGCGAGTTCATTGAATTCTAATCTCCACTCTTCAAGAGTAAAACTTGCTGGGGTATTACGGTCTGCCATTAACTTTTATCCACTATTTTCAATAAGAGATTTTTAATTTCATGCATCTCACACTTTAGATTATTTATGTCTCTCACCGCATCCCTCAACTCATCTCTTTGTTCTTTTCTTGCTTTTGCTCTTGCAACAGCAGTCTCATATGCAGACACGTCTGTATTCACTATCGCACGAGAGTTTAAGTCTCTAACGAGGTGAGGATAATCTTTTACTTTTAAATACTCTGTCATATTACGTTGCCAGTGCGATTGCTCTAAGGTCTTTAATACGAGGAGGTTCTGCACAGTTAATACCTTGCATACGAATCTTAATTGCGAATGCAATAAATTCAGAAAGGTTACTTGCAGAGTATTCTCTCTCAATGAAATCATCAATGTCCACAGATGCGTTTACATTTGTATCTGGGGCACCAGTATCATTAAAATATGTCCAACCAATTTCATCAAAGTCAGATGCATCGTCTGAACGAAGAACTTTATACATGACTTCAATTGTCGCACTATCAAACTTAACTGCATCCAAGAATACTTTAATAGATGTAGCAGGAGTTTTTAACTGTGCCTTACGAGTGATATAGATTGCCTCATTTGAATCACCATCTGGTTCTGTTGCAGAAACAAATTCTGCGGCAGGATATACATCCGAAGAAGTATCCA